AGTTCACGGCGGTAAGGCACACGGTGGTGATGTTGATTCAGATCCTAAGTTAAAGCCAGCTAAGGGTCATGATAAATCATATCAAAACCCAAAAGGTAAGCCTGAGGTTAAGTCGACTGTTAAAAAAGGCGATTTCTTTAAATAATAACTATTTACAGAATTAATAGACGGCCCCGTAAGGGGCCGTTTCTGTTTATAGAGAAAAGCTTAAATACAATATATGAAGAAATTATTTGAAGAAGAATTTGACAAAGCTTATCTCAAATATCATACACACCCAGTAACCCCCAACTCCTTTCATCCTCGAATTTGGTACTTCTCTCCTGATGGAGGAGACCCTGTTTTACAACCTGCTGTTAAATCTCAAATACTAAAAGATATTGAAATAATAAATTCTGCAGAACATGGAGGTGGCAGAAAAAGGGTGTGGGAATATTTTATGGTTGGTCCTGCACTTGAAGAAGGAACATCCAAAAAATGTGCTATAAACATATTAGTCTTAATTGATAAAACAAACCTTGATGATATGATTAAGGAAAGGATTCTTCAAACTATTAAGCAAATAAATGGAAGATTAGCTACTGGCTCTTTACACCCTATTTACTATATACCCACTATTAGAAATTTAGATCAAGAGAGATACCCAGCCATCTACCACCCTTATACAGATAAATGGGTTAAGAAGCCAAGATTTCTTGGTGAAGCAAAAATAGATTTAAAAGACATTGCAAGAGATCCTGCACACAAAAAGAATCGTAAACATCCCCTAAAGAAGGGCTTTAAAAAACTAGCAACTATCTAACATGCAAAAGGTTCGTTATCTTGATAAAACAGTAAATGATAACGAGAGAAATTTAGTCTCTGGTTATTGGAAAGAGCAGATAAATCATTATGGTACTGAGATAACGTATTACACTAACGGTTACACTCTTTCTACTCACTACTATCTTTACGGGGAGGATACTACAGCAGCTTTTGTGAGCGCAGGACCTATTGTTATGCTTACTGACATTACAAATGATGCCATTATGTTATCCAAGTTTGGTATTATGGCTGACTGTGATATGACCTGTGTGCTACATATCTCTTCATTTCAAGAATTTTTTGGACAATATAGAGAGCCAAAAGCTGGAGATCTAATTGAATTGAAAGAGTACGGGGGTTTTGGAGATAGACCCGGCGGTAGAGGTGCTCCAGTGTATGAGATAACTGAAAGAGATGATCAAAACTTACAATTTAATGCTAACCAACTTATGGGCCATTATATTTGGGTTATGAAGTGTAAGCGCTGGGAGTACTCATCAGAGCCTGGTGCACCAAAAGAACCTCTTAATGTTCAGTTTAATGATGATGAGGAGTACGGAAGAGAGGCTGGAGGTGCTAACCCTGAAGAGTTGGTACAGCCTTACGAACAGTCAAACGATAAGACTGCTGAATGTATTATAGATGAAAATGCTACAGATAGATCTGAAATCTATGGCTACTACGGCGGATTAAGAGAATTATAATTAAATAACTGATATGAACGTACTTCCTCGTTATACCTCTGGGTCAACTAATTTTAACTCTATCATTACGAGTTATGATGCACTGGCACAAAGAATTCGCAGACAAATGGGAGAGCCCTTGGTTAACGTTGAAATAGCTAATGAGCAAATCTACGACAACATTGCCCAGGCTATGGAATTTTTTACCAAGTATGCAGGGTACACAGAAGAGTTTTTAGTATTTGATTCTAAAAAATATGTAAGAGGTGTTGGGTTAGATGTTGCTACTCTTATTAATCAAACCCCAGAGATGTATAAGTCTCAAACAGTAGGCCTATCTGCTGGTTATGATTATGATCTTGAGTCATATAGAAGGGTACTTGATTGTTTTTCATTCACTTACGGTGAAACCACAGGCATCAATACACTCTTTACGCTAGAACAGGCCATGGCCCAGCAAATCTATTCTTCTTACATGGTAGGTAACTTTGGCTTTGATCTCACAACTTGGGAAGTACTTAAAGGCTTTATTGATACTCGTAATAAAGTCTTAGCTATGACTCCGCATTATAGGTTTGATCCTAAGAATCAAAATTTAAGAATTATACCTGAACCTATTCCTGAACAAACCTACCTGGGTGTAGTTGGTTGTTATATTGAAAGACCCATAAAGGACCTTATTAATGAGAGATGGATCTATAGATACTCTTTAGCTCTGTGTAAGATTGTTGTAGGCAACGTAAGAGGTAAATTCTCAGGCACAAATCTCTTTGGTGGTGGATCTGTTAACTATAATGATTTTATGTCTCAGGGTATTCAAGAAAGAGACGCTTTAGAAGTTGAATTAAAGAATACATATGAGGATGTAACCGGAGCTATGTTCTTTATTGGATAATTTTTATGAACTTTAACAATACAGTATTAGAAGTATTGACAGAGGCAAAAGGTGGCAGATGTACTAAGGTTACAAAGCAAATGCCTTCAAGTCGTTCCGATAAGAAATATATGAGATGTGCTAAGGTAGATGGTAAGCTTAAAAGGGTGCATTATGGAGACCCTAATTTAAGAATTAAAAAATCTAACCCTAAAAAGCGCAAATCATTTAGAGCTCGTCATAAATGCTCAACTGCTAAACCAGGAACTGCAAAATATTTTTCTTGCAAGAATTGGTGAATGAATCGTAAAAGAACATCTAAGTTTAAGCAAGGGATATTCAGCCCTGTTAACAAAAACAAGTACAAAGGCTCAACACCAATACTCTATAGGTCATCATACGAGATTAAATTTATGCGCTGGTGTGATCATAACCCAGCAATACTAACCTGGGGCTCAGAATCAGTTATAGTGCCTTATCAAAACCCTCTCACTCAACGAGTATCTCGTTACTTTGTTGATTTTAATATAACCTTAAGAAATAAAAACGGTGAAATAAAAAAGTACCTCGTTGAAATAAAGCCCTCTGTTCAAACTATACCTCCTGCACCCACTAGGAATACAAAATCTCTTCTTAGACGCCAAGCCGAGTATGTTAAGAATAGAGCTAAGTGGGAGGCGGCAACTCAGTTTGCAACAAAAAAGGGGTCAGAGTTTGTTGTGCTTACCGAGAAGCATTTAGGCCTTTGAAGAATACTTTCTAGTCTTTTCAGTCCCGGGTACAACCTCTTCAGTTATTTCTTCTGTTATAATGGTTTTTGTCCGAGCAGGGACTGGCTGATCAACTAAAAGCTGTTTGGTCTCTTTCAATATCGATCCACCCCGAGCAATGTTATATGCAAGAACTAAAGCTACAGCTAAAGGATCAAATACTAAAACAATAATAAGAATAAAGATCTTAACAACAGTATCTAAAGGTAACCCAACTGACTCAGCTACAAACTTAAAGGTGCCAATATCATGCACCTCATTACCTTCTGAGTTTAATAAAATGAGTTCATTATCTTTTTCAAATGCTGTAGTTTGAAGCTCTTGTACTCGAGCTGTTAAGCCTTTAATCTCTTCAGCTGATCTTGCCATGTCTTCATAAACTGGTCTAGCCGCTAGTCGGGACATTTGAGGTAAACGAGTTTCTTGGGATTTACGAGCATCATTAAGAGTGTTAATACGAGAGTTAATCTGTTCAACCTCTTTTGTAATATTATCTTTCTGTTGTACAATAAGAGCTGCCTTATTGTCAATAAGTTCAGTCTTACCTGCATTAACCTGGTAGCCGGATGACAGATAACCATAGATACCTAAGGAAGTAATACCCATAAGGACTAATACTGCCGTTATCATATAAACCTTTAGAAACCAAACTACCTTGTTCCAGTAACGGTATAGGAAAGAGGTTGCTACTAATTTACCTAACTCCAAAGACCCTGCCATAATAATGACTGACCAAAAATGCCCAGAAAATAGAGTTGCGATACCAAGAACTGAAAAATAAGCTGCACACCCTGCTACCAGGAGAGCTGCAAATGCTAATAGTGCTGTAAACATATTAGCAATATTTATGCTATTTTAACTGGAGAAATTAAGACATAGTAGATTAAATAATAGAAACCTATGGGACTTAAATTTTTAGTCGAAGATATTCATGACGGACTCGATTTCATGATCGAGGAAAAAAACCGTCAAGGAGAACAAAAACTCTTTATCACTGGACCATTCTTAATGGCCGAGCAAAAAAATCAAAACGGTCGTATCTATAAACTAGATGAAATGGTTACTGAGGTTAATCGTTACACTGATGAGATGGTTAAGTCCCGCCGTGCTATCGGTGAAATGAACCACCCACAGTCAACAGAAGTTAATCCTGTTAATGCCTGTCACTTGGTTACAGAGTTAAAACAAAATGGTAATTACTTCATGGGTAAGTCTCAGGTGCTTAATACACCAATGGGCCAGCTTCTTAAATCTTTAATTACAGATGGAATTAAAATGGGTATCTCTTCTCGTGCTCTCGGTAATATTAGTGATACAGGAGATACAAAACATGTTTCAAATTTTCATTTAATCTGTCTTGATGTTGTTCATCAACCTTCAGTACAGAATGCAATGCTTGAATCTGTCATGGAGTCAAGAGAGTATATGATCCGCCCTGACGGAAGTATTATTGAATGTTCAGCAGCTGCTAAAGCTCAATTAAAAGAAACTCTTTCCGGTCTACCAAGACATGGTACTGATGCTTTCTTAAGAGAGGCCTTGCTTGGTTTCATTAATAAGATTAAATTAGGATAAT